TGAATAAACCAAGATCTTTAAACCAACTATCATTTATTCCTATCAGTTCTCCCAGGACTTTCGCGGCAGCCGAAGAAGATGTCAAAGTTGGGTTCTTGGAACCGTCCAAAGTACGGAGCCAAGAGAAGGTGTCGGACTGGGGCAACTGGTCCTCAAACTCATCTGTTCCGGCTGCCGCAGCGGCAGCAAATGTTGATATTTCTGATGCAGCGGAAACAATCCGTGCGGAAACTAATTCTGTCATCTCATCGACGGTCACCTGTCGTTCGTTGCCGTTTTTATCCACAGCTTTAAAGCCAACTATATTATTCAAGTCCATAATGCAAATTTTAAAATTAAAACAAATACTTCACCCATGCAAAATAATTACTGTTCTCAATATAATTCGGATCATCCTCGTTGGAATATGCCTCCCTCTCAAACGATACCGTCTTATACGCCCTGCCGGCATCCTTCAACCGTACCGCCCTGACCAGCCACTCCACACCATACCAGAGATAGAATGCCAGCCCGGCCAGTACCAGCCACCAGGTGGAAAGGTCAAAACACAACAGCAAGATCCAGATAACTGTACCGATGGCAACTGCCATCTCAACCCATTGACGGGCGTGGGTACACTCATGGTTTCTCACTTTCTGAGTGATTTTCTCTTCCGGTCGCTTGCTTAAAACAAACGGACCGATTGTTATCGTATGGCAAGAACTGAACGCAAGCAGCACCTTTGCCAGAAGGTTGTTACAATATACCTTTTTCATGTTGTTCCTCCTTTTTATCTAAATAATCATTCAAAGAATCAGCCAGCAGACCGGGCAGCATGGAGGTGGAGCGTCTTATGATATCCACCTCTTCTTCGTCAATCTCGACACCTTCAGCAGTAGATTTGAATATCTTCTCAGCAAGGAGATGCGCCTTCAAACCCGCTACGTTCTTGTATATCCAGTCACCGTAGGCCTCAGTGATGTTGTTGGCTATCAGTTTTTCTTTCTTAATCCCGTCGTAAATAGGAAATTGTGCAAAATTTATTCTCATACTTTAATATTTTAAATGTTATAAATCCACCCAGGTACTTCCTCCATTCGTTGACTTGCGAATTCCGTTTCGCCCGACTGAAAAAATATAACTTCCACATCTTACATACAGAGCATCATTCGCTGTTGAAACATCCCCGGTTGATGATACAGTTATACTTCCACTTCTAATTACTGTATCCAAAATACCTTGGTATAAATGTCCGTCTATTGACTGGAACCGTTCGTATTTCATTTCAAATTTGTCGTATTGCAGCAACAAATTATCAACATTTACAGCCGACATATTAGTGCTGCCGATAAAATTATTACCGATATTGAATCCGCCAATTGTCCCCTTTGTCGCTATGATAGTCCCGGTGATATTCGCTTTCTGACAAAGAATCTCTCCGGTCTTTGTGTCCATCCTCAGATTAGGCTGGCCGTTAGTGCTGTCCTGTGACTGCATGATACCGTAAGGTGCCCCGTCCGATGTGTATCCGTTCAACTTGAACATAAATCCGGCTATGTTCGCCTTATCAGCAAGGAATATGTCGGTTACCAGACTTTTGTATTTCTGCATGGCTTCCCAGTTGGAATCTCCGTTAGCGGATGTAGGAGCCGCTGATACAGAACTTCCATAGTTGCGCACAAGAAAATTGTAATAAACTTCACCTATTTTGTGAATGATCTTGTCACGCTGTTTTGCATTCCATACGTATGTCTGTCCGGAAGCCCATACACCTCTGTCATAAGGGAACGCACCCGTAGCTCCTGTTGCTCCTATGGAACCATCATTTGCAACACCCACACCCTTCTCGGCCACATAATTGTCATTCCAAGCAGCAGCATCGGAAGCTGATTTATAAGCCCGGACGGCAAACTGGGTGTATCCGGCTGTCGCAGGTACGGATATCTGGCTGTTCAGTGTCGCACCTACATGAGCCAGCCAGCTTCCGTTGTATTTGCGTGCAGCCAGATAAAGCGTGCTGCACGTGCTTACATTGCCTGCCACATTCTGTTTGCAAGTGACAAGGAATCCAGACGGGGATGGCGTGCCTGTTGAAGTGAAGTTGATCACGCTGACAGGACTGTCCAGCCAGTAGGATGCCGACGGTCCGACGGGAGCAACCATCTCCTGCCAGTCCGCATGTACCGTCCGGTTCGCAGATCTGCCGGCGAGGATGTATCCGCCGTCTCTTTTCCTGCGGAGTCTGCCGTTTCTGAACTTGGCGATTTTAATCGGAGGGTTGGAGGTTTCAACCTTGCTTAAGTAAGATCCTCCGGCAAACGATACTGTACTGTTCTTGGCATACGGAGTATTGGCGGATTCCCAATGACCGGCTGCTGTGATGCTCTCACCATCCTTTCCGTCACTGCCGTCCACAACCATCGGGACAGTCTCGACATCAACCGCCTGACCGTTCACGTAGAACACGAACTTCAAGCTACTGGTAAAATTACCGGAAGCCACCCCGACACCATCACCGATGGGAACCTCGGCCGCACCGTCACGACTGTACTTCAACTCCCCGTCCGTTGTGGCCGTAGTGACCGCACCGACTGTCTTCATACGCCGGCAGGATACCGAAGCTACACTGTAACCGCCGTTCTTGTTCTTGCTGACCATCGTGGCCGAAGTGACAAGGCTATAAATTACCGCATCGGAACCGTCCGCCCCGCCACGGACACCGGTTATCTTGAAAGTCAGTTCACGGGTATAGAGCTGCCCGTTCTTCATTGCAGCCAGTGTGATGGTGACCGTATTCTGTTCCGGAACCGACTTTCCGGCAGCGACGGATATCGCCACCGCTCCGGTGGCCTTGCTTGTGCTTGCCGTGAAACCGGCAGGCGTGCTGACTGTTAAAGTCTCAAGGGTGAGTTTCTCGGTACCGTACCACATGGATACATGGGTAGTCCATGACTGTGCGGAAGTAGTAACACCGGTACTGGTAAGAGCGACGCTCACCATCTCATTGTCAAGGTCGGCCATGATATTCGACTCCCCGTCCTTACTCCAACGGTGCACAGGGGCCGGAGTGCTCCATTCACTCCATACTCCATCACGCTTCACACGTTTGCACGCCCATTCCACCTGATGGTCTGCATCCACGCCAAGAAAATCATCTGTCCAGCCTTCCGGTATATAATCATCCTGCTGCTTCGAATCCGGCTTGTCAGGGGTAAGGCCGATGATGTTGGTACGGGTGTAGATCCACTCGTAACCTTTGCCGTCCTTACCGTCAGTCCCGTCTTTGACCATGACCATCCACAAACCATTCCGGTATATGTAAGTACAATGGTCAGCCGTATTTCGGTAGCTGTCACCCTCCTTGGGATTGGACGGATGGGATGCGAACTCACCCAAGAAGGTGATACTCTCACCTTTAAGTTCACGACCGTCCAGCAGCATCTCCCAGTCTTCATGCACGGTCCAGTCGGCTGATTTCCCGGCAAGGATATAACCGCCATCCTTTTTCTTTCGATAATTGCCGTTCCTGAACCTTGCAATTTTAATCGGAGGATTGGATGTTTTCACCTTGGAGATAAAAACACAGCCCGCCAAAGTGACCATGGTATTGACCTCGTATGGGGTCTTAGAGGATTCCCAATGACCGCCACCTATTACAGACAGTCCCGGATCACCCTTGTCACCTTTGGCGGCTGATACAAGCCAGTCCGGATTGTTTTCGGATGGCTCGGAAGTAGTGCCCTTGTCATTGACGCACAACCATGTGGAACCGTTATGGGGCACACGGGAATAATACGCATACTTCCTGCCCGGCTCCCAGCTAGGGAAGTCGATAGGAACGCGGACTGTGCTACCGGTAATTTCATCAATTTGAAAAATCAATCCCGTCATGATGATATCCTGCAATACTGCCGAGAACCTGTCGCAGTTGATCCCGTTGATGGTCATACCCTTCTTCTTGCCGAACCAGCTCTTCATCTGTGCCGGCTCCGGGTCCCAGGTGTTGGCATTGTCAACAAGGGTGATGCAGCAGTTACCGTCACGCACGTCTATGATGATATAAGTCTGACGCTCCTTGTCGGTGAAGTTCCCCGTCTGTCCGAGACGCATCTCGTTATGGGGAACGAACTCATATCCGGGACGCGGAACCATCACGAATGTCTTCTCGTCGTAATCTGCGGAAGTGATACGGTACTGTATTTTCCGGAAACCAATAAAGTCACCGGTAGTGACGCTTTTGTCATGCCAGAAGCCTAGGAGGATATCGTCCGGCTTCTGTCCCAGCGGTACACCATCCTCCAGATCAGGGATGACAGTATAGCTGCCGTCACTATTGGCGACAAAGCTTTTTATCTTCAGCCCTCCGCCGGGACTTATAGTATTATATCCTTCAAAATAGGTCTGACGGTTGAAACGAAGTTCTGGTACACTCAGAGAGCTGCGCAGGACCAAAGCCTCCAGCTCGGCACGGGCGTCCTCACCGATGTAACCTCCGGAAACGCCGGGGATAAAGTCACCGAACTTGGCATAATTCTTAATCAATACTCCGCCTAGCAAGGATAGCAGGAAATTCGTAGAATCCTCCTTATCTTTGCGCAAAAAGTATTTGGTGAGCTTTTCTATATCAGAATTATCCATGTTTTCTAGAATCCCGATAAATATGCGCCCAATTCTTTCAGCTGTATTCTCTCCTTCTGTAGATGCGTTTCTTACTTGAAGAGCCAGTTTCTTTAATATATCAACAGAATCGCTCATTCTCCTATTACACGAAAAACAGTTCTATTAGATTTTAATTTCCCTTCACCGTTATAAAGTGGCATACCGCATTCTTTTAGGTAAAGCACGCATTCTTTCAGGTAGCGGTCAGCTATGCTACATGCATCGCTATACACCATCATCTTTTCCTTGAATACTGTATGACTGCTATATTCACCTTCCTTGTTCACGAAGCCAAAACGGGATACATTCCCATCTCCATTTTTGACAATACAGGCATAGGTATAATAAGCCAAAGCTACGCGAAGTCCAGTGATGATTATCTTCTTTTTACATTTAGTTTCATAAGTACCTCCGTCAAGCAGTAGCTGGTATTTTTCAGGATTTTTTTTCACGTCAAGGAACAGTTCGTCTCCCAACGCTGATTTGATGTAGATATTCTCCGACTCACGGATGTAGGTTTCTATCTTGTCAGGATCGAGATGTACAGACATTCCGCGAGACAAAGCCGATACCTCATCTGTTGTTATTAGATACTGCTGCATTTCGTACATACTTTAATGGTTCCACACTATAATCATTAGAGGGGTTGACTACTTCATACCAATAGCTGAATATACGGCTAAAGGTACGCTCTATTAAGCGTTGTTGCTTGCTTACGATAGAATTGTAATACTCGAAAGCATCTTCCAAAATATCGCCTGAGAATCCGACTTTACCAATACGGATGCAATACCATGGCTCTTGGCCATAAGCTGAATAAATACGTTCAACCACACTTGCGTCAGTAACGGTAAATTCTTTGTCGTAATTTTGTGAGTTCAGATTTATTATTTCAGGTTTTTCCTCATCGCTTTCTAAAGTAACTTCCATAATCTTTCCTGCATTCGTATCACCTTGCAACTGGATGAGTGTATTTGAGAAACTGTCGTCATCGTCTGTATCTTTCACTTCGTTGCCTTCTTCGTCAAAGGTTATGTTCGATCCCTTTTTGGTGAATACCATAGCGCCAGGGAAGAAATTATTTCGTACATTTCTGTACTTGACATTGGACAGCCCTTCATCGGTACTCATTTCTGTAGCCACCCGGTCACCTTTCCCGACAGGATAAGTATTTTTCCCGGCCATTGACACCCATAGGATTTGACCTTTGTAGTATTCAATGCCTCCGGCTGCTTCTATTTGAGCCAGTATAACATCTTTTTGAGGGTTAAAAACATCTATATAGTCGATGTTTTCTTTCTTGACCTGCAGAGCTTTCCCTTTACGTGTCTTCTTTCCGCTCCAGTCTGGATGTACTGCTATTTTTGCCACATAACCGTTTTCATCTTCTTCTGTCAGACGGCAATTTTCAAATGGTACGTGCTGCATCTCCACTATCTCACAGAAAACATTGTAGTTAACATGGATTGCTATTCCATTGAGTTCGGACATGTCTTTACATAGTAACATGTGCACATCATCCAATGTGTCACCTTTTCGATTGACTACATATTTGGAAAAAGCAACCTCACGGAATCCGTTTCCTTCAATGAAGTCAGCGAAACGGTCTGAGCATTCAGATGCAGTAGAGCTTGCAGCAATGATATTCTTTAATGTCTGCGGATATAGGTTGTCCTGTCCGTAGGCTTGAATTCCTAGATTTTGTAAATAGCTTGTATCAATGCGGTTACTGCTTTTCTTTTTTAGATCTCTTACTCTCATATTCGCGAGGTTTACGTTCGTCCTTTATTTCTTTTATTCAACTTTATCTTCGCCTTCTCCATTCATTGCGTTCACAATTTCAATGGCCTTGCTTAGATGCAGATTCAGAACTTTTTTACTGATTTTCTTGCCGTTGATTTGGAAATCTTTCAACGTGTCAGCCACGGATTCTTCAGAAACTCCGTCTTGCAATGATTCTACCATTGAATCAAGCAGGCTTTGATTGTATCCACATTTGTTAACACGTTCTTTCCAGTCCGTAGGTACATGGGCGAAATAAATTTCACCTTTCGGATTTTTGGCAAGGTACTTTTCAGCAACTTCATCAGTGAGGTTGTCATTAGTGTACATTTTATTGCTTCCGAACTCCGGTTGAAGCAGGACACCATTCTTTAATATATAATTACATTTTTCTTTCATACGGTTATTCTTTTTGATGTAAACAGTCATTTCGATTACAGCATCGCGATAGCAGTCGTTACATGATGTCTTAGTGAATTCTTTTCCTAATACTTCCTTGTACAATCTTTCTATCTCCGATTTATCAGAAGAGGAGTAGGAGGGAAGATCTCCTAGCTCCTTTAATTTATCAACCACTTCTTCTAACTCCATAATTATTCAGTTGGTTTTGTCAGTGTTTCAACAAGCGTTTTTGTCGCATCGTAAGATGTTTTGTACAAGAATAATGCTGATTTGGGAACCTTGGTTTCTTGCAAAGAGATATTCCATCCCCCTTCCGTTTCTTCGGAATACTTGTCATTGCCGATCTCTGCGGCTTTCAAACCTTGGTAGTAACCGTAAACCTGGAAAGCTGAATCTCCCGGATTCTCGGTTTTATTTAACCCTTTAGCTTTATTTTCCAATACAACGACAAAATCACCGTTAGCAAGCCCATCAATAATGTCATTGCATACATCGGGGTCATTTGCTAATACAACCATGTTCACTGTGTTAGTGAACGTGTTACGATAGGTTCCTGTTGCCAAGGCTGTATTGGTACCTGTAAAGGGGGTTGCACCGAATACCTGTACCTTGTAACCTTTTTTACCTGTTTTCAGTGCAAGAGTTTCGATCACATTCTTACGGGTTGCGTTGAATGTAACCGCACCGAAATCCACGTCTGCGCGATTCATTATCACACCTTCCTGTTCCAGCCCGGGAACGATAGGATCATCGCACGATGGTGCGATGTCCTTTTTGATTGTTATATCACATATTGCCATATTTGCTCTTTTCGTTAGTATGCTACCTGTACCAACTCATCTTCGCCAATCATGGAGCCTAATTTTCCTGTTGAATAAATGTAGTTCTTGCGGGCTTTCTTATCAAACCAAATATCCAAGTCCGACATCGGTTCGGTGCCCTCACATCCATACATCAAGTTCTCAGGAGAACATAAAACAGCACGATGCGGTAAGTTAAGTTTGGTTTTGTTGTTCTGATAGGCTTGAATAAATCTATCCCAAATGGAACATTTAACGATGGTTGTTCCATCGTATTTGCTGACCTCTACACCGTCAAATACAACTTCCCAGGGCATGATTACCTTGTACTTTTCTTTCATATCGTGAGTCAGAGCATCGCACATTGACTTGGTGGCGAAAATTGCGCATCCGTCTTTTTGGAAAATCCGGCTGTCGGCATCTTGCAACATCGCATCGAATATTGATGTGGCAATGCCTGTTTCTTTCATCTTTGATTTTTGTAATGCATATGATTCTTCTGCGTTGGCTGCAATTTCAGTGTGCTGTCCGGTATTGTTGGTACAGATGGCAAACAGACGTTTGAAAAAACCGTCACATGTTTTAAATAGTTCGATGTTTACTCCGTCAGTGATTTGACCACCTCCAGTGACAGACGCTGCTGATTTATCTCCAAACCATGTAAAACGCCACATCATTTTCATCATAGCTTCAGACAGCTTCGGCAGTACAATACCGTCCATATATTCGGTCGATGTCAGGTCTCCTATATTTGTTCCCGTTTTAAGGCAGTACTTGGCAATGGTGTTTTCCAAGTCTGTATAGCACATTTCCAAAGGAATTTGCCAATCCCCGATTTCCCATTCCTTTTGGGCGGCAGCGATAGCCACTTTTTTATATTCAGGGTCGCATCCGGAGCCGGCTACTCCGACATCTTCCATTTCACCGATAAAACCAGCTTTTTTACCGTTAGTCACATTGGGCATAAACGTCATGAAACGCTCCATGTCCTCGTTTTGAAAGACTGTTAACTGAATAAGGTCTTTCAAGTCTTTTACAGCCTGATTATCAGGTGTAAGTTTGTCAAAATCTAAAATAGGCATTTCCCCTCCTTTTATTACTTGTTGTTTCTTTTTTCTCTTTCTTCACGAAGTTTTCTCTGAATAGGCGTTTCATTTTCTTCTACTCCTTTTATACCCTTGTTGAACGTTTGGGTACGAGCTGACACTTTATAAGTACTACAATGTTTTGCCAGCCAGTTTTCGCCCCCGGCCATACGGACTGCGTTCAGAATCTTGTTGTCCTCAATGGTACGGGCATTCGTCTTTAGAGAAGCATTCTCAGTTTCCAACTCTTCTATACGGGCTTTTAAAGCTTTCACTTCATCCTCTTCCAATTCATCAGGATCTTTAATTTCTGTAATAACGCCATCTGTCACAATGATAGTCTTTCCGTCAGGCATGACATGTTCGCCATCGGGACTTGCTGTATCTCCTACTTGGGGTTCACCTTCATCTCTTTCCACGGTAAGCGTGTTACCTTCGGCATTTGTCAATTCCATAGATACGACCTGTACGTCTTCAATTTTTTGATAGCCGCATTTGGCCAGCAGCCTGTCTATGATAGTCTGCTTCACTGTTACTTCTTTTTCTTTGTTCATTTTTTTGTTATTAAATGTGTAAGTTCTCCCTTTGGCAGTTGTAGGCATAAGAACGGTCGTGATAAAACCTAATTGTTTGGCTGTTTCACCACCAAACCAACCGGCTTTATTCATTTGGGCTTCGATAACTGAGGCTTCCGATCCTGTGCGTTCTACATACAAAGCTAGCATCTTGTTTTTTTCACTCTCCAAGTTTGATTTTATTGATTCTAGGGTTTCAAGATCAAGGTCTCCATCGTATGAAGCCATATAAGGCTTGTGAATAAGAAACTTTGCATGTGGATAAGCAAAACGTCTTTCTTTTGCAGCGGCCAATAATATCACGGTTGCCATGGATGCACATCGTCCTACTGCAGTACAGCTGATTTGCTTTCCTGAAGCACGTAAGGCGTCATAAATGGCATACCCTTCAACGGCATCACCACCGCATGAATGTATCTCAATATCAATAACGTGGTCATTCGGATCTATCCAAGATAGGAAATTTTGAATATCGGGAAAAGACAATCCCTCTTCACCAGTTAGATACCAATTTTCCATTTTGTCTTTATCCGCAACAATATCTTTGTTGATGTATAATTTCGCCATATATAATCTATTTTGAAGCAAAGGTAAAAAACGGTATATGGCTATAAGAATTTCAGAACATAATAGCACTGACACGCTTTGTCAGTAAAAAAATAGGGGGAAGAATAATCTTCCCCCTTATTGAATTGAAACGTCAACGGACAACCTGTCAATGACTCTATAGATGGTCCTTTCTGAAATGCTGTATTCATCTGCCAGGTACTGCATGATATATGCCTTTTTATGACCTTCAGCCGTAAGACGGGTGTAGTCTTTATACATTTCTAGGTATTTAATATCTGATGCATCTAATGACATTTCAGACATTATCCTAAGAGTGTTCCTGTTTATATATAATAGTTCGTATGCTTTCATAAACTACCGCTTTCTTCTATGTATTTAATTCTATTCGCAACTGAAGTAAACTCTTCTACAGAAACGACAGGGGCAGGAGCCATCATCATTCCTTTGGCGACTGCTCTGGCCAGCATATCTTCGCCTAAAGTTTGATTATTCGTTGCTGTTACATTAATAGGTACACCTCCACCCATCATATTGAAGGATGATAGGATAGGGGCGAACATGGACGTAGCTTTGGCGGTTATAACGGATTCTCCATTCGACAACTGTGCCGGAATACTGTCGCTCGTTCCTGTCCCCGGTCCTGTAACCAAACCACCTTCTGCAAATTTAGCACTTTTTACTATCTTAACAGCATTTGCAATGTTAGAAAGGATTGTTGCAATACCTGATGCCATTGTAGCTATACCAAGAATACCTTTCCCTGATTCAGCGGATACCATTTTTGCGATCGCCTTACCTGAATTGATGGCGATCTCTGCCAAAGCCAACATTTTGCTTGCCATAGCAAATCCTCTATCAGACTCCCCAATTTGTTCTGTGAGAGCTACAAGGCCATTTGTCACCTGTTCCATTGCTTCATATTTAGCTTGTTCTATTTCAATCTCCTTATCGCTCAGTTCTCTCTTGTCTTTCAGATAAGCATTCTGTGCTTCCAGCTTGCGAAGATTGAATGCTTCTATACTTTCACCTTCCATTTGCTGCAGGCTATCGAGCTCGGCTTTCTTTTGTTCCATCCTTATACGAAGAATTTCCTCTTCGTTATCATATGCTTGTGCGATTTCCGTTTCAAAGCGTATGCGCATGGCTTCCTGTTGCTTGTTGATAATATCCTGCTCATGAACTGTTGCCAGTTCGTCTATCTTGGTATTGTACTTTGCTTTAATGGCCAGTTTCATTTCTTCGGTTTGTTCTGTGCTGGTAAGTTCCGCCTCTTGTTGTGCTTGTAATTGTTGTATCTTTAACTGATACTCCTGCTCGCTGCCTTCCTTGACCGATTCCAATTGCAGGGATATCATTTTTAAACGGTTCTCCAGTTCTTTTTTCAGCTCCTCATCGGACAACTTGCTAAGCTCCATAGATTTTTGTTGTTCCAAAGCCTTTATTTTGGCGTTGATGGCTTCACGAGCCTTAGCGGTAAGGTTCTCTTCTTGCTTTAAACTGATTTGCAAATCCTCAATCTGCCGGGAATAGTTCAATTCAATCTCTTTCCGTGCTTGTTCTCTCTTGTCTTTCACTAAGGCAAGCATAGCATCTTCTGCTGCCCTTACTGCTTCCAGTTCTGTTTGCTTTGCTTCCTTTGCTTTGTCTGCACCTTCCTGGCGGATAGAGTTTAGGGTATTTTGCTGCTCTGTCTGACGGGTGTAACTGCTTTCTTCCAATTCACTTAATCTGTTTACTTCTTCGCTTAATTTCCTAAGGTCATCAATAGTGCTTTCCGATATACCGATTTTTCCAATAGCTTCATCTGCTGTAATTGCTCCTTTTTGCATGTCCTCAATGGTCTTAAGGGCTTCCTTTGTTACTTTAGTATATCCGAGCATATTGGCAATTCTTGCTTTCGCTAAGTCTGTTTGGATTTTTAAGTCCTCTTTTTCCATTGCTGCAGCTTTTTCCGCAGCTTTGATACGTTCCTGTGTGGACAGGGTCTGGTCATCTGCAGCTTTTTTCAGCTTCTCAATTTCAGCTCGGTTAGCGGCACGTGACATGGACAGCATGACTTCCCTCTTGTCTATCTCATTCAAGACTTCTGCCAGCTTCCACGCCTGTTTGGTTTCATTGACTATTTCATCACCGATACCAGCGAATATGGATTTGGCATCATTCCCCGCCTGTTTGAAGTTCCCGGTAAACAGATTCACTAAAGCACTTCCCAACTTGCCTGCCCGGTCTATTAAGACATTTACAGTGGCACCAAGAGCACCCATTATCTTATTGGCTGCTTCCACGCCCTTCTGTGTTTTGGTGAACCATGATACCAAAGATCCTAAAGCTACAATTAATACTCCAATACCAGTTCCAAGTAGAGCAACTTTCAACAGTTTCAAAACTTTAATCCAGCCGGTTGTGGTGGTCGAAACAGTAAGCATTTCTGTTTTTACTCCAGACAAATAATTTCTTACTCCACCCAAGGAGGTCACCATTACATTTATCTGCTGCACGAACGGGATATTGGCATTGGCGGCTTCCATTATAGCTTCCTTGTAATTGCCAACATTTCGGTAATACCGCTGTGTCTCTTCTTCAGCGCCCTTTAGAGCATCAGTAACCTCATTAATTCTGTTTTTTATGTTCATGCCTGTATCCGCATTTCGTTCCGCTTCGGATAAAGCATCGTATTCAGCCGTTAGGTTTGACAGTTTGGCACGGAGAGAAACAAGGCTGTTTTCTTGTGCCTTCTCCTGCTTGAGCTGATTTTGCATTGTTTTCGTTATAACACGTATCGAATCATTACAGTCGTTGATATAGGCTTTAGATGCCGCCATTTCTTCATTGTACTGCTGCCTTTTTATGTCTCCAGCCTTTAACTGTTCCTTCAGTTTCGCCTCTGCTTCTTTGGCTTTGTCGATTTTTGTCTGATACTCGGCTATAGCTTTGATAGCCTCATTATAATTCACTTTGATATCAAGTATCTTTTCTACTTTGTCTGCCATAATTTTAGATGTCTAATTGTAATAATTCAACATTTGCTATTCCTGTATTTTCTGCTGTAACGGATAGAATTGCATAATATTTCCCATATTGGGCCAGATATGCTGGAGTGGTCATATCTAAGTCTCTCAAGTCTTTTTCTGTTATTTCTATTTTTTCTTTAATGATTTTGGGGGTATACACTGCATTTTGAAAGCTTGTGTAGAATCTTTTTATGATATCTGTGAACGACAATTGTGTGAAGGTTCCATTTGATAGACCTCCATTGTTTTCCTCGAGAAGTATTCTTGGTTGAACTTTTTGCAGTTCAGCCTTTCCCTCTCCGTCATATTTGTACAATCGTATGAATGCTGTAATTCCTCTCATGTCGCATCCTGCAAATTTCAACTCTGCCATTTCTCTAGACTTCTCTAATGAGCTGATCAAGCAAGTAATTTCTCCACTGTAGTTGCCTTTTACCGTATCATCGTCTTTGTATTTAAGTATATTTCTTTGTGCAAAGCCATCGATAGTGAATTTCATTTCTTTAGGCTTGTTGGCCATATACGATGCTATTACCCGTCTAGTCCAATTGTACGCTTGTTCTTTTTTCTTTATGATATCATCGACAGACATAAATCTTATAATGTTCGTGCCTTCAATAGGATATGCAAATACGCCTAGCATGGTAGATATTGCTTTAATAAAATCAAGCTGTGTCATATCTGGCAAATTTGGTATAATGGGGTAATGACCATTCCCGTTAAGAATACTTTCGTCTGGTTGCTTGGGCGATACAAGGCTGTTTTCCATTCTTAGATTTATGATTCCATCTACACCGTTTGATACGTCTGCAATAAATCCGATATTTGTGAATCCAAACCGGATATCTGTACCTTTGTTTACTGAGTCAGACTCTACACCTTCGAACTCAAACGTAATATTGTAAGAGTTTCCTCCATTGCTTATTATATCCGTATATCCTATGTTGAATATTTCATTGTTCTCTCCGTTCTCAATATAATAAGCTATCATGGCTGCATTGCTGGGATAGAAAGAAGTTAAAGTATGTATTGATACTTTGCCTGAAGCATTGAGCTTTATGGAGTTTCCTTTTGTCTTTATTCCACTAATGAATGTGCCTTCGCTTAGCGAGCTTTTATTTACCGTTCCATAATATGATGAATATTCTTTATTTTCGAAGTAAAGTTCAATAGGCCCGGTTCCTTGGTTAAGGTAATATTTTGCATTCAACCACAGTTCATTCTTTTGAGAGAATTCCAACCCGTCATTTCTTGTCAGCAATGGGATAAACAGCTTGTTCAAGACTGCTTGCTGTTCACTTGGAAAAATGAATATCACATCATTATCAAGTGATATATGTTCTAAAATCCATGTTGCTTTAACTGCCGGATGATAGGGTAAGTCTTTATCGGCTGAACGTATATTGTAATTTACTTTTGGGAAAAAGAAATCTCCATGACTATCATATTGGCTTACGTTCTTTCCGCTATTCCATTCGATGTAATAATCAGGAAATGGATCATTCCCTTGGCTTTCATAATGCCAACGTTCTTTTAAATCTTGCAGTTTTTTTTCTTCATTGGCAATACTTGAAAATTGTGTTGCGTTTCCCCATATTAATGCGGTTTCAAACACATCAGACGTGCCTATCAAGTATATTTTTGCCCCTTTGATAATTTCTACTCCGTTTCTTATGTATCTAGCGTCAAGGTAAAATGAAGCAACGGAATATTGGCAGGATGGCAGGTCTGCGTGAAGAAATGCAGACTGATTCCTCACTGTGTTTGGAAGTTTAATAGTGTAGCTTGTGTTACTTACAATTTTGCCTATATCGGTGAATATATTATTCTTGTATTTTAATGTGATATTGGTGCTGTCGTCCATATCTACTAATTTGTTGTTGGCACCGACATATAATAATTCATTTCTCATAAGCTCTGCACGTTAGTTTCAGGTAATATAATGTTCGCTTCAAAGTCTTGCAGTGATACCCGCTGTTTGACGAAATTTCCCACAGACACATTTACGGCCATCCATCTGGCGTTACCGTTATCATCATAGCCCATGAACATATCAACAACAGGAGATGTGGCCATTTGGTAAAGGAAGTCATAAGTTATGCTGTCTATTAATGGAGCGCATACGGGAAGTGTCGTTTCTTCCATTTTCCTTTGCTTTCGTCCGCTACCTCCATGGTATCCGTTCTTGTAACTGTAATCCTGCATATTGTTTCTGATGAACTCTCCGTCATTGGATACCTGCGAAGTCTCGTCTCCTTGCATGAATAGCCAGTAACACCACATTCCATGGCGGTTGATCCATCTCAAGTATATTCCACAGTCTGAATTGTCAACCTTACAAGTGATCTTTGTGGCCATATTGAGCAGCCCTCGGAAGGTGAAATCAAAGGTGTGGTCAAAAACAGATGCTGCCGTATTACTTCCAGGTAGATAAAATTCCACCCTGTCTGAAGCATCTATTCCAGCAAGAATGATATTCCATGCATTTTGTCCTGATAATGCGATAGGGGAGCTTTCGGAACCATCTATAGTTACTTTTACATTCCCTGATGTTGCAGAGTATAAGCCTACAGAGAATGGGTAGTTTTTGAACCATGTCAGCACTCGGCTTCCATTATACTGCTCTCCAACCTTACTGGCTCCCCACAATATGAATACGTTGAACTGGAAGCTGTTTTCAAGTGTTCCTGATTCGTTATACATATCAAGCTCTATGCTAAACAGACGTCCTAACTTACTATCTTCGGCGTGAGTTGACTTGTAATCGACTTCTCTGTATTCGTCAAAATAGCTCTGCGTATAGAATGATAGGTCAAAGAAGCAGGAACCACCGAACGTCGCTCTGTTCTCTCTGTCTGATGTGGCTGTGGTGGTGTCCGTTACCGTTGCAGTAACAGATTGATAGTTTCCGCCAAGGATATTTATTATCACAGGATTAAAGCAGAATCCTATTTGGTCAGGATATTCAATTGTTGTATTATCTATCGTATGTGTTCTCATTGTCGAAATTCAGATTTATATGTTCAACTTCTGTTTCATATATAGCCGATACCCTGCTGGCTATATTGTCCACGGTATTTTCTAGATCACGGGAATAGATTTCCTCATGTTTTCTGTTTCGGTATAGTTCCGTTCCTTCCTTGGCTATCTTTCTAGCGACAAGGTAGGCGAAGGAATCGGGCTTCTTTACTTGTATACCCTTATCTTCCACCCATTGGCGGATAATCTTGTAAAATCCTTTCGGAACTTTCCCTGGCCCACGTCCGGTTTCTAGTACCGCGAATGCCTGCCTGCCCCACAAAACGCCTCCGTCCTCCGACATTTCTACTTTCAGACTGCCCTTTGTCCTTCCACTGGCTACTTGTCCGGCTGCTTCATGGTTGGCTATAATTCGCTTGCGTAACGCTTCCAGCTCTTCACCTATTATCCTTAGGGTTCCGGCTTTAGTTTCTGCTGCCATATACAATCTCTTTCACGCTCTTGTTGCAAATAACAGTACCCATTATCTCTTCTAACTTAAGTTGGATAACTATTCCGGTTACATTAACATCCAGCTTGTCATAGAAAACAGAATAAGGGATATCTCCTGATATTTCTTTGAACATCCCACTCCTGTTCAATAGCAATATGAATTCTTTGGCTTTATTCTTGCATCCTTCTATCACTGCATCATTTTCTGTGCCATCAAAATCGAACTTGGTTTTATCCATGAATGCCATCATACAGTTAGGGCAGTCTCTTAACTGCTGTCTGCCTAGATTAAAAGTTCCGCTTACAGGAAGGAGATTAAGCACTGCCGGCAATTTAATCTTGTCCAGTCTTATATTGGCTGTTTGCCAGTTGTCAAAAAGGTAACTTACACCCTCCATAGAGTCTACTATCTTTTTAATTTTTTGCTCTACCGTCATTTCTTCTTACTTAATATGTTTCTTAATCTACGTTCGAATCTTACTCTTTTGGCGTCCATGTCAAGACATTTATATACTCTGACCCATGGCACGCTGTCTACTTCTGCATGATCAGTGATACCCATGCGCTGTGCATAGTAATCAATCATGCCGAAAGGTCCAAAATTTAGCAATTCGGATCCTGCTTGCTTCTCTTCGGGTGTGGGTGGTACATTCGTCGACGCGAATAGTTTATTTATTCGTTCAACTTCTTTGGCCACCCATTGTACGAATCCCAGTACATCGGTAGCTGGAAGTTGGGATATATAACGTTTACTCAGCCCCATCAGTACAGTACAGGGAACGAACAAGATATCGTGTTCTGTTTCGATGGATTGCAGTTGCATCAGTTCTCCCATATTTATGTCGTTTAGGGTATCTGGTGTCTTATACTGCCCTAGTTGATAAGGTTTTTTCAGTTCATCCAACTTGGTTCTAATGACCTCGGGTTCGGTGGCAATGCTGCTTATTGTCAAAAATTCTTTTACTGTCATATCTTTCCTATTTTTGCTTTTGGTCGTTTTGGTGTTGGTTTGATGCGGAATATCATTGCCATTATCAGCATATCAAGGTAATCTGTGGAATGACCTAATATTTCTTTCATTTTTTCTTTGCTGATTATTCCTTTCTTCCGTGTGTCTGCATCAATATGTGCTTGTTTGAGAACTGACAATTCTTCAATGATCCGTTCCCGCTGTGCTTCCGTGCATACGATACGAAGCAATCGATTGTTAATCATCTCAGCCAGTTTGAAGGCACACTCTGATTTCAAATTGTCAAATTCAGGATTAATAGGTCGTGCTCCTCCATGAAACTCCTTGATACCGTTCAGATAGCTTTCAAGATAGTTCCCCAATCCGTCAGAGTCCGCAATCATCTTACTACGAGGAATTGAGCATTCTATCATCATCCGCTTCAGGTCTGTTTCAATGGATTTTCCAGTACTGTATTCCTGATCCAGTTTGATAAAACACACATTCCCTTTCCAATGACCGGCGATAAATCTGTCTCGTCCCTTCATTGCAAGGTCTGCAGAACCGGTAGATTCACCTGCAGGAGCAATGAACTCATTCGTGAACAAGTCACAGATAGCGTCGTAGTTACACAGGGCAGTCGGGTCATTATCATACTCCCAATTGCCGAAATATAGGCGTTCCTTTGTTACCCGGTCTTTTGTGTTTCGAAGACTTTCGATGTAGTCTTCTGTTGCCCAAGGATTATCCTGCACCAAAGCTTGGATAAATGCATAAGGAGCTTGTAATTTGTCTTCTTTCCAGGGCTTGTAGAATTCACGGTATAGCCAGTTTTTCTTCGGGTTACAGGTGATAAGTATCTTTCCGGGTACATGGTATACATCGTTCATGTGGCGGCCGATACGGGTTTTCAAGACTTCGAAGGCAAGGTAGTGCACTTCACCAGCTTCCTCTATCCATCCTCCTGTATATTCCTTAGACCCCAATCGTTCATACATCGGATCTTTCACCGGATAATACGTCAAGTCAATATAAACGATTTCACTTCCGTTGTCGAAGGCTATCCCTTCATTTGTTGTCTTGTATGCCGTGAAGCTGTGAGAAGATGCTACCTTATTGAAGGTCACGGTAACGGACTCACGGCTATCCTTCAAATTATTTCGGCCAACAAACCAGCGAGTACCGGGAAGATAGTAGGCACATTGCATCAGCCATTCACAGCCTAGCCATGATTTACCACCACCTCCGGCACCACCATACAATAAAAATTTCGTTTTGCTGTCACGAAGAAAATTGTATGCCAATCGCTGTTTTAAGTTAACCTTTTGCTCCATATCACTTCAATTTGTCAGCTTCGGGAGTATAGGGAAGAAAGTCAAATCCGTTGAAGGGTTTGCCTTGTGTTGTATGATCCACTTCCTGTTTGTCGGACAACCCTAGCTTTCGGGCTATAATGTTTGCATTGAAAGCGCCAACACAGGCTCCTTCAAATTGTTGAGTCTCGATGGTTTCTTCCACCCGCGCGATGACGTGCAAAAAATCTTCATCATTTTTTTTCATGCATTCACTTCTGAAGCTACTCCACCAACGTGATGAAGTACCTAGATAGATACATAATCCGGTGAGAGAGTAGGGGCGCTGTGTAGGTGAAACTTCTTGTTGTGTTTGCTGTTCATTAACAGTTTCTGTTCTTTTACCTTTTTTGCGTCTAACAGGCATGGTACGTTGTATAGCCTTTCTTGTTGTCCATGGGTTTTCATCACACCATTGGAAATATTCGCACGCCGCCTCCCATAACGCTTCAGGCGTGGCGAAGAGTTTATCCCTGCCATGCTTGCTGCGTAACATCCAAAACTGATTTCCTTTAGGTGCTGCCATTGTTTATAGTGTTTTAAAGATTGGTATAATTTCTTTGTCCAGATCCCATTTGCGATTATTGGGAAGAGGAAGTGTGAATTCATATTGCAACGCTTTCAGATAATCATTCTTACTTGCGCTCCTTCCGTTGGTTGATGCTACTTGAAATGACGAACCTCTTAACTCTTTTTCTGGGCTTATCTTCATTCCTTTATCGAATATGTTAAAATCCTTTCCGATGTAAGCTGTGTTTAATCTGATGATGTCAGCTGTGGAATGATAATGCTGGAAGTACCATTCACCAAAACGGAAGTTGGCTGTGAAGTTCTTTGCGTCAAGAAATACGGCTTTAGAACGATGGTCGTGTGTTTCCTTGCGTTCAGATGATTTCTGGGCGAACAGCAGCGGAATGCCAGACCAGAATATCATTCCTCCGGGCTTGCATAATGCTGATAACGAAAGTAAGACATTCTTTTCATCCTCTTCTGAGTTCACAGAGTTCAACACGCTATCGCACACAACCACATCGTACAGCCCGTAGTCCGACAAGGTCTTGCATATGGAAGCACAGTCTTGCCTGATTTCCTTTTCATCAATGATGTCCGCTCCATCTTTGCGGTGGAAGAATTCAATGGCGTCAATGAGATAGCCTTTTTTCTTCAGTATGGTTGCGTAATCCTTTTGTCCGGCACCGAAATCGAGTATGCGCATATCCTTGGTGATGTATGGTATAACCTGCGTTTCATACAACGTTGAATGGCTACGCTTGCTTGGAACCCCGTTCTTTTGCCGTAGCCGTGCCTTTTGGGCAAAAGACTGTATATAGGTCTTTCGTTCCAGATGGGAATACTCGAACACTCCATATTCCTTAGAGAAGTATTTGAGCGCGATTTCTTCTTTCCCTTCTGGAAGGACATATACAAGTAGGTCCATACCTAATAGTTTTACCGTTTTGGCATATACTGTTGAGATGATCACTTTCCCGGTATGGTCACATACGGCATTTGCAAACTGGCCGTAACGGAGAATCATTTTCGTAAGGTCAACAACACGTGAGTTGTTTCCTCCTTTGGAAAGAATGGAGATATCTTTGTTGGATACAGTATAAAATCCTTCTGTTCCTTTAGGAAGACTTACATTGATTTCTGGTTGGATTTCCGACAACTCACATTCCGCATAGTTGTGAAGTTGGTTGAACCTTACTTCATCGGTGGAGTTTACACCATCAAGAATAAAGGCTGGAACATGGGTATACCCAAGCAGCTTCATTGTCTTTGTACGTTGGTGTCCTGCCATGATACGTTTATCCGATTGACGTATGATGATCGGTTTGATAATGCCTAATTCCTTGATGGATTTTTTTAAATCTTCTTGTGCTTCATTAGTGAGCAGGCGTGGGTTATATTCTGCCGGGTTCAATATTGATATGTCTATGTATTCCATCATAAGCTAAGTAGATTATTAACAAAACCAACCATTACACCGTTCTCATCCAAATATTCAGAAGCCCGTGCTTTCAGTGCTTCCAGTTCGCTTTCACTGACTGGAATCTTATACCCCTCAAATACTAAATATTTGATATGAGCTCCGGCTTCATAGTTTGCGTTCTTGAGTACATTATGACTGTCTTCTATATCTTCTGAAAAATCTGTCGGATCAGGAAAGCTGATGCCTTCCATACCCCAATTAAGCAACTCGTTACAATCCCAGTCAAACAACTTGGTTATGTCCCATTGTCCGTTGTTAACGTTATCACGTATGATTAGCTCACGTTCCCTTTCCTCGGTCAGGTTGGGAATAAGAACGGTCGGTACTTGTTGCATACCTAGCGATATACAGGCATCATACCTTTGGTTTCCGGCTATAATGATCAATTCGCCAGTACGGTCTGACAGGATGATCGGTCGGGCTTCGAAATAATCCGGATTGTTTCGGATTGACTCTTTAAGTTTGTCTAGCTGTTCATCCGAAATAGTTCTTGGATTGTTTTCCAGTTTCTTCAGTTCCTCTAGTTTTCTGTAAATAATTTCCATAATTGCTTTTTTTGCGTTACAGAAACGAAGGTACTTAATAAGGGAGCTAAGGGGAAAAATGAGGAAAACAAAGTACTGACACGGCTTGTCAATACTTTGTTATGTGTGTTATAATTCCTTTGTTGATATCAATGCCGAATTGCTGGTAAGATAAAGAATTACAGGAAAGTATTTCACTGGTAACCTGTAAAGTCTTGCATTCTTCTTTGATGAACGTTAATATGAAAAGTGGGAAAGATAGATAATGCTTTTTGCAGATTTTTGGAACGGAGTAGAAACGTGACTTTACTTGTTTTCGTTTTCATTACCATTGTAGCTATCCTCTGATAATCACATATCTTCCGGCGGCTATTTCACTTCTATACTCGACAGAATAGCCCTTGTCTATAAATGCTCTTATGACATTATCGTGCGCCAACTCCGAAATTTGGTGTCTGTCTTTAGCGTCACTTCCAGTATTTTTTGCCCAACAATGAGGCCAGTTATTTCCCCATCCTACGCCATAATGAAAGTAAACACATTCGCCTTTCTTTTTGATTTCCGAGAGGATGAAAGATGCAAGTTCGTCTTCCTCGGATTTTCTTCTATTTGATTTTGGTATTTCTATTGTCAACATACTAATTTTTTTTTGAATTATTTCTTTATTACAACCGCCATAGTGCTAACAGTAGTTCCACTCTCTTTAAACTCGCCAGCTCCAATTTCAAAAACTTCTCCATGTACTTCTTTCAGCCAGTTGCGGAAATCAATACATTTCTTTTCCGAAGCGAATTTCCAGTGTTGGCTAGTTATTGCTGCAAGCGTGCCGCCTTCTTCCAATCGATCATACATAAGCCTGACATGCTCTATATCCTGATTACCGGAAAACGGAGGATTTGCAATAATCTTAGTGTAATGCCCTACACTGTCTTTCGTAAAGTCTTCATCAAGGAGTATCACATTTTCCAACGAATGCAAAAACTCTCTGTTTTCCGGCATCAGTTCATAGCATTCCACTGTTACGGAAGGACAAGCCCTATGAATGGCTTTAATGAGAGCACCGCGGCCGGCACTCGGCTCCAATACCGTATCATTTTCATGTATTCCTCCGGCAAGCATAACCAGCCAGTCGGCAACATCGGACGGAGTTTCAAAAAACTGGTAATCCTGCTGTAGGTTGCACCGTTTACCCTCTTTCAAAACGGAAAACACACGTTTCGGATTAAACGGGAATGTGAAACCTTGTACCTTTCCACCTTGCCATGAGCCGCCGGCTTCTTCTATCCACTTCTTTGCTTCAGCATAAGACTTTTTGTTAAATTGAACTTGAGGAAGTTTCAGAACACCGTCCTCAAGAGTACAATGTTTCAATATCTCTTCCACACTCCATTTTTTGCCTTCGTCAGCCTGCTTTTTCTTTTCAGCTATCGGAACATCCGGCGCTAACAGTGAAGATATTTTTTCTACAACTATGTTGCTTGCGTCCATGAAGGCACTGACGCAAGATATCGCTTCGATCAAGAAATCGGTGTCAACATGCCCGGTATCGTCATAGATGTCTATCCCTTCGGTCATGGATGACAGTTCATTGAGCTGCGCAACACTACCATGTAACGTTTCGATTAAAATCTTTTTTTTGTTCGTCATAACTTTTCTGTAAATAAATTCTTGTTGTGTCTACACTTCCATGACCGAGAAGATCGGCCAGTTGAATAACATCTTTGTTTTTTTTCAGGAACATTTTAGCGAAAAAATGTCGGAAGGCATGCGCGTGCATTTTTTTTGAATCGATACCACAATGTTTACCCCATGCTTTCAGGTGTTGTGAAAAACCTCTCTGAGTCAACGGTCCGTATCTCCCGACAGCAAGAGTACCGGACTTGCCTGTCTCCTTTATATAGTCCTTCACCTCCTGTTGTAATTGCTTCTGGAAAAAGAAACGCCGATACTTGTTTCCTTTCCCTTTCAAAACAACCTCGCCAATTGCTATATCCTCCCATGTGAATTGCTGAAACTCCGAGAGCCGGGCTCCTGTAGTACCCAATACCTTGATGAAGAAATAGTAATCCTTGTTGAGTTTTGTTTTCAGATACTCCAGTAACCGATTATATTCATTCTCGGTAGGAACATTAGAAATATCCAGCTTACGTTTCATTTTAGGTCTCTTTAATTCTATCGGCTTTTTCATCCATTTAGAGAACTTTTCAATGGCTGTAATACGTAACCGGATGGTAGCGGGAGATAATTTTTCTTCTTCGAGACTTTTTATAAACCTCCTGCAATTATCCATGTTTACCTCATTGGCATACTCGAAATACTTCTTCATTGATGTGTAATATATATCAACTGTATGAGAAGAGTAATCATTGTTGTCGGTCAGCCACACAATGAAATCATTAAGTTGTTTCTTGTTCTTATCCGAAATGACATCAAGTTTTTCCAAAGGTTTCACCGCCTTTTCCCTTTTTCCATATCCGATGTTGAGATAGGATAATAGATCGCATATAGCTGAACACATTAGCGAATGACGCACCATGACATCAGCATTTTCACGTTTATAATTCAAATAGCCACGGCGGTTCACTTCTTTGGCCATTTCTAAAAAATCCGTGACATGCTTGATATATTTCCCGACAGTATCATAAGTCCTTCCTGTCGTGTATATGTAAGAAATATAATCAGTTAATATCTTCTGTCTGTCACTATTCATGGTTATTTATTTCTTTTTTTTGATTTAATCTTGATTGGATTGTTTTTGGTACCAGTACCCAACCATTTTAATTGGATGCCATGTATCCGGAGCCAATATTTAAATTCGGACGTGGTTGTCTGTTTCATATCTGTTCCGATTTGAATTTCTTGTTTATTTCTTTTTCAGCAGCTCTGGCCCCTTTCTTGAAACCCTCTACAAAGCTGTCAAAACAGGCTCTATGGATTTCTAAAGTGCATCTTTGCATAAGTGGGCAAATCGAGCATTTTTGGCTAAGCCCTGCGGACTTCTTGGCTATTTTCGTTACGTTTTTCATTGGATTTTTAAATTAATTATTACGATTTCTTTCCGCTGCGACTTCACTCATACACATCTTGCACCAGGAGGTGAGACATCGGTATTCCTTATCCCCACATCTGACAGTCCTGTTATAAAACCGGTGGAGCGGAAGGGAACGTCCGCAATGCGGACAAACCTTTCTTCCGGCTTCCGTACCGGCAACCGTCTTGGCTTTACGGTGTACAAGCGTACATCCCCTGCATTCATCCAGTCTGCCTTTGTACTTCCGGCATTTGTGCAGGGAGATGCGCCCGCATGGAGCGAATTTCTCGCAGTCGAATCTGGGTTCTGTGTGATAGATGTTCATGCAGTAAGTTTTTTGATCAGACTCATGTTCTTCTCCACCAGCCGGATAATGCAGTCATGATACTCCGATGTTCCGTTGCATACGGCTCTTGACTGTACTATCTGAAAAGATTTAAGATTCACTTCGATGGTTTCCACATGTTTTTCTCCGACTATGGCTGTCATGATCAGGCATTCACTGCGTCTGTAATACCTGTTGGCGTATACACAATGGTGCATGGCTTTGCCCTCCTTGTAGAACTGGGTTACGCTTTCAAGCGGACGGATGACTATGCCGTCGCCTTTGATTTCCATGCCGAAGAATCTTTCCATCCGGTTGTAGAATGATGCTATATCCTCCTTGAGCTGCTTTTCTTTTTGGATAGCCTTTATTCTGTCCCTTTCCCTTCTTTGCCTTGCCTCAATTTCATTTTTCTTTCTTAGTAATCTGTCGTGCTCGGCTTTTAAATTTTTGGGACATACGTATTTGGCGTTATGCAGATCCTTGTGGAAATAGGACAGCAGGCTTATATAGTCATTCCACATGCTTGCATCTCTGATTGTATAACGGTTGCGGTTGCAGATGTTGAAGGACGGTTTATATCGGAGTTGGTAATAGCCCGTTTTGTACATGTGCTTTAACATATCCGTCTGTCCGGTCTTGATACATAATTCCGCATCATTGCCACCTTTCAGAAGGTCTCGTACAAGTTTTGAGGGGGGTACATCGGGGAACCGTTTCCCGATTCCCCGCTTTCTCAATTCCGGGATTAGTTTCTTTCTTGGATATATCCATCCCCATATCGCATATAGGTCTCCACGATAATTCCAGCTGTAACTGCCGTATTCACCCTTTATGCTCAGTGGTTCCGAATATATCCATCCGCTGCTTCCCATATTCATCGGTTTTGCCATGATGGTGCGTTTCCCCTCGACGGTGATCCATTCCTGAACCACTTCAAAGAAAGCATAGTGAATATAATCCTGTCTGCTGTTCAAATCAAAATTCCTTTTTCTGACGTACTTGCAGCATAGTATATGCCTTATGATCTGGAACTCTCCGGCGGTCTGTAAGATGGACATGTACTTTTCTTCCTCGACTTTTCGTTTCCGGCTGATCTTTACGTCCAGTTTGTGGTGGCAGTACGGGCATTCGGTCGTATCACTGAGCAGGGTAGTCCCCAGCTCGCTATTGCTTGTGTCTATCCATGTTCCGCCGCACTCGGAACACCATAGCTCATCCTTGCACCTATATGCTTCGTGGGTGAATATATGTTCTTTCGCCCATTCTTTTTGTACTTCGGTAACGGCGGACAGTTTGCTGCTCAGTCCGGTTACACGTATCTCAAGTTTCGTTCTCGGTTTCATGATTAGAACAAGCTCATTTGTTGTACATTATCATCCGCTTTCTTTCGGACGTTTTTCTTCCTGAGTGTCTGGTATTGTTCTTCCGCTAGCCGTGCGATTGCTCTGTCACGTGCCGCTTTCTTATCTTCCTCGGTGAGTTCCACAGGTTTGGCGGGGGATGATACGGACGCTTTCTCTCCGGCAGGCAGCCGGTTTATTTTGATATCGTCCTCATCATAGTAGTGCGCTGCCATCCCGTAGACCTCCTCGTCTGAAATCGCTATGGCGTTACCACGCTTCCTGGCTTCACCCATGATATAACTACAGCATTCATCAATACTTTTCTTCTCATTCGCATATTTGGGGGCGAACAGTGAATCTTCTTCCGCCCGTTTGTCCAGATAGGCTTTGATTGCCTGTTTGAAACTGTCATTCTTTGCCATGATAAATTTGATTTTGAAGTGGTTGATTATATTAGTTATTTTCGATTGATTCTGATATTATAATCACAGAGAAACCTGCCGATATCATCACTCGCAATGTTGGGGGGTGGTGCATTATCTCCGTATATAGCCCGTATTGCATCCTCATTTCCCCCGTATGCCTTCCAATAGGTGTAGGCAGTATGGTTGTTGGGAACGTTAGGAAAAAGTTCTGTGAAGGCGCTGAAATCGTTTTTAGCCTTTTCTTTGAGCTCCTGAATGTTTTTTACTCCCTCAATCATGGCGCACGCTGCATCTTCTATCCGGGTGAAACCTTTTTGGGATTGTTTCATGGCGGTTTCATTGGACAGTTTGACGTGCTCGTCTCTTCTATCCCTGCAAAAGTCCGATAGGGCTACCATAATGGACTGGTTGTTTATCCTGTTTCCCCAGACGAACTGTCCACGGCTCCCGTTTTTAAGCTGTGTGAAGAATATGCAAAGCTCGGCTAGATTGAGAAAATAATAGCTGGCCAATATGCTTAGCGCCGTTTCGGCAAGTTGTTGAGGTGCGATATCAATGCCTGCGTATCGGAGGATTGATTGCAGGTGCTCTGTGATAATCCTGACTGATGTGGCGTTGCCGAAGACAACATTGATGTCCGCAAGGGTGGGAATACCCTCAATCCTGATTGCTTGTGCTAATGTCAGGTTACAATTCAGCTGGGCTTGCGTGCCGGACCAGTTGTCAACCAATTGGGAGGCTGTTGATCCATTTCTCAAGGTCTGCTGGAGCGGTGTCAGTGTCTCCGGCTTTTTCCTGGATTGAGGTATCTGTCCTGGGGACATTATCACAGTGATCTGTTTTTGTAGGCTTGTTTCCATTTTGAAGTCTTTTTTCGATTATCCAAAGGTTAGCCCGGCTGTCCCATCGTTCAATTTTAGCCCCGTTGGTGTTTTTCCAGCTTAGCGCATCGAAGTGGTAGAAGAATATCTCCGCCTGCTGCTCCCAGTCCGGGAGCTTGTCACGGAAGTAATCTTTCACCTGTTCCAGGGTAGGGGCTATAAATTCGGTTTTTGGTTTTGAAGGCTTCTTTTTAGGTTTTTCCTGCTCGGGCTTAAATAACTCGCTAGAGTTATTATTATCTTTACTCTTAAGTCTTATATTAATGTTAGCCTTTTTACTTAAAGGTTTACTTAAGTCATTACTTAAGAGTTTACTTAAGGGTTTACTTAAATCATTTAAGTAATAAACGGGCGATTTCGCATTTTTCTTACCTGACTCAAACTGTAGTAAACCTTTTTGCTGTAATCTGTTCCTGACTTCAATTACGGTTGGTTCTGATATACCGGTTGCGAGGACGATTCGTCTGTTGGGACACTCAAACGGATTCTCCCAACCCCGACTATTGCACTCGTTCAAAAGGAAGAAGTACAAATAAACTTCGTTCGAGGAAAATGCTACACTCTGATGTGTCTTCCAAAATTGGTTTACGTAATCTATATAAGTCATTGTAGGTAAGAATTTACTTCGTTTATGAACTCCTGTAGTGAATGGCAGATAACATACTTGTTTTGGTATCTCTCTGCTTCTGTCTGCCACGTTCGTTGGTGCTCGCTCTGTGTACCCTTCGGTGTCTTCATCTCTATGCAGAGGGAAGCCCATCCCTTTTTGGGTATGAGCAGGATCAAATCTGCCACACCTCTCACTGCTCCTTCATACTTCATCCGTGCTCCTGTCTTGGCATCACGTTTGCCACCGTTAGGCACTGCAAAAAGCATACGTGCCAGTTTGGGATATTGTAACCGGAACCATACCAAACAATCATGTTGTATTTGGCTTTCTGATAATGGTGTTGTCTGTTTTCTCATATTCTTCCGTTGAATAGGTTCATTGCCATATCTACCACATTCTCCTTAACCACATCATCCGTCCCTGTCACTCCGTTGGCTATTCCTTTTTTGGCCTGAATGACATCATACATATATTTGTCGATAGTATCCTTTCCAAGATAGTAGTAACAGTTTACGTTGTTCTTCTGTCCGTTCCGATGCGCTCGGTCTTCTGCCTGCTCACAATCGGAGAAAGTCCATGGGAACTCGATAAACGCCACACGGCTGGAAGCTGTCAATGTAAGACCTGTACCTCCTGATTTGTAGTTAAGGATGATCAGCTTGCAAGAAGGGTCGTTTTGGAAGCGGTCTACCGCTGTCTGTTTTTGAGTAGCATTGTCTTCGCCTGTAACGGTGACAGCTTCAGGGAATATCTTCTTTAGTTCCTGTACTACTTCTTTCAGGTAAGCAAAGACTATCAGTTTCTCACCTCCGTCAATCACGTCATGGATGAATTCGGAAAAGACTTTGATTTTTCCCCTGGCTGATATGGCTTTCAATATTCCCATTTTCACCATTACCTCGCCTCTTAATGCCTTGGCCACCTTTTCATCGTCCGCATTCTTGTAAGTCCGGAGATACTGTATCAGGTCGGCTTCCGCTTTGTCGTATTCTTTGCGATTGGATATGTCCACCTCTATATATTGGCGTGACTTGTCCGGCAACTGAGTGAGTACCTTGGCCTTTTCGCGCCGGAAGAAGCAGGTCGATGATAACCTCCAGTTCAGTTCTTTCACATTGCTTGACTGTTTAGGTCCATCGCAGAACCTCTCTACGAAACACTTGTATCCTCCGAAATCCTCTAATCGTCCCATTATCTTGAGTTGTTGTATAAGGTCTGTATTGTTGTTCACTACTGGGGTTCCCGTCAGTTCCAAGATATATTCTTTGCCTTTACATATTCCTTCTACGAACTTGGATTGCTGGGTCTTGGTGGATTTGCACTTGTGTGATTCGTCAATGACTACGGATTTGAATAACGATATTCGCGGGTCAAACTCAATGGATTTCATGGTAAACCGTGCATCCTCCTTTACTTTAAGTACAAAAAACTTTTTCAGTGATTCATAATTTGTTATGAATATGTTGCAGCATTTAGTCTCAAAGAAACGGTGCCAGCTGGCTTTATTGCGATCATCCAGAATCATGGCATTTTTTCCGGCAAATTTCTTAAATTCACGTTGCCAGTTTATTTTCAATGCGGCCGGACAAATGACAAGGCACGGATACGCTTTTGCTATCGTAACCGTGCCTATTGCCTGTAATGTCTTTCCCAGTCCCGGTTGGTCCCCGAATATGCACCGCTTGTGCTGTAGCGCATAAGCGATGCCTTCTTTCTGATATTCGTACGGTTCCAACAGCAATCCGTGTGGAACCGTAAGTTTTGGAAGGTCGGGAATAGTATAGTCATTATACTCTCTTGTTGTCACTTTGTGCTGTACCCGGCTGCATATCTTTGTCTGTACCGCCCAATCTGCCATCATCCTCACGTTTGAACCGAAATACAAAACATAATACTCTGATAGTCATATATAAAACAATGAGAATTCTATGGATTGATACCATAAAGTTCCCGTTGTTTTTTTTTCCCCCAAATGTGATATTTTATAGTTGCATGTGATTCTTGATTGGTAAATGGGAAAATAATTGAGTTGCCGATGTTGAAAATGTATTTTTCATGTCTAACGTACAAATAAGTTGGAAATTTATCATTTATTGAATTCCGAGGTGTCTTTACACTTGAAAAAATATCAAAATTTCCAAGGCAGTGTGACTCATAAGATTACTACAAGTGGTATTACCTCCGCCCTAACTTGTAAGCGTTAGTAAACAGCATTGCAGAACGCTTGCAGAGCGGAAGTAACCAATTTTTCTATATTATATGTAGTGCCTAAATGTTATCGTGCATTGCAGTTTTTGATGTTTCTATATAATATAATACGAAGTAAAAGGAGTAATTTCTAAATGGAATCCTTCGCTATTGCGTTGGAATAAATAACATTTAAAATTATGATTTACGGATACATTAGGGTAAGCAGTGATAAACAAACTGTAGAGAATCAGCGATTTGAAATCAACAATTTCTGTGAGAAAGAAAACATCAAAATTGATGGTTGGATAGAAGAAACTATTAGTGGTACAAAAGCCTATAACAAAAGGCAACTTGGAACCCTTCTAAAGCGAATACAAAAAGATGATCTAATCATCTGTGCTGAATTGTCCCGTCTTGGTCGTAATCTCTTTATGATAATGGAAATTCTCAATGTATGTATGACAAAGGAATGTAGAGTATGGACTATCAAGGATAATTACAGACTTGGAGAGGATATACAGAGTAAGGTTTTGGCTTTTGCTTTTGGCTTATCTGCTGAAATAGAACGTAATCTTATCTCCCAACGTACAAAAGAAGCATTAGCACGTAAAAAGGCTGAAGGGGTTATACTTGGTCGCCCAAAAGGGAAAAAGAACTCTCCCGAAAAATACAAGTTATCGGGTAAAGAAAATCTGATTAGAGAGTTATTGCAAGTTGGCGTATCTAAACGAAAAATAGCCAAAATATGCAAAGTGGATAGGAATACGCTATCTCGTTTTATCAATGAAAGACTTGATGTTGAAAAATGAGCGATTTTGTTCAGCAACAA